AATGCCGATATTATGGAGTTATTCCTAAATGATCAATTTACAAAGCACCAGGAGGTAATAAACGCCATTACTAGCGCTAGGGAATATATAAAAGATGCTTATGGAGTGACTACGCCTGACGTAATCTGGGAAAACATAATAAGGCAGACTGCTTTAATGCTGTTGAAGGCGGAACAATGAAACTCCTCATCACCCTACAATTCCTAGCCCTACTCATCCTTGGCTTGCCCGTACTAGCCCTGATTGTAGTCATAAGCACTATTAACCATTTGATTGAGAAAACGCCTAATATAACAATAGTTTGGAGGAGAGGATGACCCGTCAACAATTAACTGACTCAATGAACGCTTATCACGACCAGGATAAGTCAATCCTAGAGTCAAAAAACAAGGACTATGGAGCGAATACCAACGCTCTTAAGAACTTTGACTACATAGCCAAGCTCTTGGAGGGTGTGGACCTAGCCAACTGTGACTTGGTAAGTGTGGGTATCTTGGTGCGCATGGCAGACAAGATGTCGAGAATAGCGACGCTCATGGGCAAAGAGCCAAGTGTGGTGAGTGAGTCAATGAGTGATACGCTATCAGACTTGAGAAACTATGCTTGTATATTGGCTGCGAGGCAAGAGGAATTAAAGTGACTAAAGCAACCTTCACCGCTACCCCAATCGTTGTCATTCCTGATGGGTGGGAAAAGGATTGGACCGTGGTGCTGCGAGTGCCAGCTAAAGAGTGGGAGAAGATGAAGTGGCTACAGGATAAGAAACAAGTAGTTGTGGAGGCACGAGATGAAGATTGAGTTTATAGCCGACCGCGTGATGATTCGAGAGCGTGAGTCAGACAATAGCTACAAGGTGCAGTTTAGTACAGGTGAGTATGCCCAAAGGGAAATGGCGAAGTTGTTACTGTTACCCAAAGATGTAGAAATTAAAGTGACTGTTGAGGTGCAAAGTGAGTGATAGAAATCCCACAAATCCCGATTTATTGCCTGATGTCTATAAACAAGTTGAGCTTAGCTCGATGATTGAGCTTATTGGCGCTGGTGTTTGGAGATCAACAAATCTAGCTAAGGCACTTCATATTGATTTAAGCACGATAGCAGAATGGAAGAAGCGACCAGAAGTACAAGATGCGCACAGAAGAGCAATACTAAAATTTGCCAAAAGAAGAACAGATGTAGAAAAGATATTAAGTGAACTAGACTTTGAAACACCAACAGAGCCACAAGGACTAACACAGATTAACAATTATGTGGGTTTAACCGATGACCAACTCGATGCCGTTATCGCTGCCAAGGTCGGACAAATTGGAGCTGTTGAAATTGCTCCAGGAGAGGGAGATGCGCCGGAAGGCAAATCCTCTTAAATACGTTAAGCAGCACAATAAACAGAAACAAGCGTCAACAACTCCAGAAGCAATCAGGGCATTATTCTGGGGAAATCGCGTGGGCAAGACCGAGTGGGGGGCGCAGGAAGTGGCTAAGTATGTACTAGGAGAACATCCACTGAGAGTTATGAACTTGCCTGTAGAGGTGTGGTGTGCGTGTCCATCTTATGACCAACAAAAAGAAACAACACAACAGAAGCTCAAATCATATTTACCAGAAAACGAAATCAAAGACATAACGTATATCAAGAAAAACACCTGGGGAGAGATTATTCTCAAGAATGGTTCGCGCATTAACTTTAAGTCTTATGAGCAGGGCAGAGAGAAATTTCAGGGAGTGGGAAAGCGACTGATATGGTTTGATGAAGAACCACCAAGAGATATTTGGGAAGAGTGTTTTGTCCGCGTTGAAGCAGGTATTCCACTAGACGTTATTTTAACCATGACTCCGATTAAGGGTATGACGTGGGTATATGACGAAATCTACCTAGATACAGCAAATCCAGATCTATTTATCAGTGAAGCAGGATGGGATGACAATCCCTGGCTCACAGAATCTCAAAAACAACAGATGGCGCGCGGATTAACCCCAGAAGCTATTAAGGTTAGGCGAGAGGGAAAGTTTGTAAAACGTGTTGGCTTGGTGTGCGCTTGGTGGGATAGAGGAACACACATACGACACTATGACCGACTTGATCCATCTTGGAGTTGGTATGAGGTGTTGGATGGTGGCTTTTCAGATCCAGCAGCATGGTTGCTTATTGGTATAGATAACGACAACAGTGTCCACGTTGTCAAGGGATGGAGAGAAAAATTACTCACTACTCAAGCAATCAAAGACAAGCGTGATGCATTTGTTGGTGGTGTGACGATTACGTCGGGGTGGATTGATTCAGATGACCCAAGGCTTAACCAGGAGCTTGGTATCTTGGGGATGGCCTTGCAGCCAGTCATTAAAGTACCAGGTGAATCAAAATCCTGGGATGAAACAATGGCGAACAAACTTGCCGAGTATGGACAAGTGCTGCCAGGCACAGGAAAACCACGCTTATATATTTCTGACAGTCTGGTTCGATATGACAATGATAAAGGTTTAGAGATCAATTGGCTTGTGCAGGAGATTGAGAACTTGGTGTGGTTAGAAAAGACCAGTAAGGAGGGGAATCAAATACAACCAAAATGGGATGCGCACAGAAAGTTTGGACATCATTTTGATGGATTGTATGCGCTTGCTTATTTCTTAGTGAGTTATCAAAAGCCAGTTACAGAATCACAAATTAGATCACTGCCCCAATTCCAAGAGGTGGTGGATGGAGATTTAGGGTTATGACAAGGAACTATAAGAAGACACTCAAGAGGTTATCTGATCTAATAATGCGAGAGGGAGTTAAGGATGATGCTGATTGCCGCAGCTTACTGCAACTCATTCGCGCCATTGCATCGACCTACACAAATGATGATCCAAAGGTATATCAATGGTCTATTAACAAAATGGAGGAGCTAGGGATATGAAGCAAAACAATGAACAGATGCGCTCGCTTATGGAAGCCACTATGCCCGAACTACTACTACTCAAAGATTTAATGGAAGCGAATGACATTGACACAACCGACGTGATGCGAACACTCTATCTCGTAGCCAATATCAAGAAGCTGACACAGTGGGGACGGGTGATCATCACACTCAAGAATGGCAACATAACCCACGTGGCACAAGAGCAACAGTTTCTAAGTGATAAAGAGTTGTCTCGCATTAAGTGATATAATTGCCATAGGCTTAAAGACTAACGCCGCTTTCCTTGTAAGGAGCGGCTTTTTTTGTGGAGTAAACCCTATGACTGACCTGAAGAAGCTGGTTAAAGAGTATCAGGAGGCTGATGCACTACTCACCTCTCGCATAACTGATGCGCGGTATGGATTTGACAACTACGACAAGATCTATCAAACGTATTTAGACCCGGCTAAATGGCCGTATGCGGTCAAACTCGCCACTCCAAGAGGCTTCACAGCTATCTATAACAAAACTACTCGCGTTATTGGTGGCAAGTTTACGGGCAGAGTTGAGCCGATGGAGCAATCAGATGAAGACGGCGCAAAGATTGCTAGCGAACACTTCAGATTCAGTGTGGAGCGATTCAATCAATACTGTGATCAATCACTGGAAGCAAAAATAGCGATCTTGGATACTAACGCGCGATTGTATGGTGCTGGATTCTTACGCACCTACTGGAAGACTGAATATAAAACGATCAAGGTTAAAGGCAAGAAGAAACGCATTGAAGTCTACAACAACTGGTGGGTGGATGTGTTGAATAACCGAGACATCATGACGCAACCGGGTAGAGAGAACTTCAATGAGTCGGACTACGTGATTCACAGGCGCTACATGACCCCGGAAGAACTTGAGCGCGTGCAGGAGGATGGAGCAAATTATAATCCAAGCGCGTTGGCAGAGATTAAAGAAGCCGGAAGTGGATCAGGTAAAGACGCAAACTATATTCCCTTCATTAAGCTCATTAAGGGTCATGATTACACTGACGAGCGCATTGAGGTGTGTACCACCTATTACAAGAACAAGTTTGTGACCTGGTGTCCTAAACGTGGTGCTAAGGGCAAGATGGATGGATTGATCTTGCGTGAGA